ACCCAAAAGAAGAATTAAAATCTTCTGAGGTCGATGGATTTAAAATATTTATTGACACAAGAGAGCAAATGCCTCTTGTTATTGATTATCCCACCGAAGTTAAGGGTTTAAAATTCGGAGACTACGCTATTAACGACCCAGAAAATAAATGTTATATTGAAAGAAAATCTATTTCTGATTTTATCGGCACAATGAGTGGTGGATACGAGAGATTTTGCCGTGAGATAGAGCGTTCTGTAGCAGCAGAAGCAAATCTGATAGTGCTAGTGGAACGTCCTTTGCAGGAGTGCTTGAGCTTTCAGTATCTCAATTACGTCTCTAAGAAAATAAAAGTCACTCCAGAGTTTGTTTTCTTCAACGTAAGAGAACTAATACAAAAGTATTCTAATGTACAATTTTTATTTGTAGATGGTAGAGAAGAATGCGTCAGAATAATGAAGAAAGTATTTTTTAGCAAAGGAGAGTATAAAAAATACGACTTACAATTAATGTACGACTTAAAACTACTGTAATATGTGGCACGAAACAATAAAATATAAAAAGAAAACAGAAAACTACAATGAGATTTATAAGCAGCTTCAAGGAGAACTAGAAGATAAGGAAGCTAAGATCACATTAGCAAAATTTTTGCGTCAGAATTTATATTTTACCACTTATTTATTAACAGGGATTAAGCTTGCGCCTTATCAAGAGATCACTCTTAAGGGGATGTTCAATAGAAACTTTAACATGTGTGTTTGGGGTCGTGGTTGCGCCAAGTCATTCATAGCTAGCGTGTATTGTGTACTGCAATGCATATTCGAGCCTAATACAAAAATTCTAATAGCTGGTCCTACATTCCGTACAGCCAGAGCTATATTTAATAACATAGAAAAGATGTCTGAAACTAAAGGCGCTGAGTTATTATTCCAAGCATTTGGCGCTAAAAGTAAAAGAAACGACTTGTATGAATGGGATATCAACGGTGGGTCTATCAGAGCCATACCTCTAAGCGGCGAAAAGATTCGTGGTTTTCGTGCGAATATTCTTGTGCTTGATGAGTTCTTGCTACTCCCTGAAGAAATTATCAAAAATGTATTGATGCCATTCCTTGTCGCGCCACAAGATATGAAAAGGCGTATTGATGTGCGCGAAATGGAAGACTTGCTGATCAAAGAAGGCAAGATGAAAGAGGAAGACAGAATGGTCTTCGTTAATAATTCAAAAATGGTAGCTCTTTCTTCTGCTAGCTATACTTTTGAGAACCTTTACAAGACCTATCAAGAGTGGATAACAAAAATTACCTCTCCTGAAAAAGAAGAGTCTACTTATTTTGTATCTCAATTAGGTTATGAGGCTTTGCCGCCAGAGATGATAGACAAAACAATTATTGAAGAAGCTCAGAGCGGAGGAACGTCTCATTCAGCATTCCTAAGAGAGTATTGCGGTCAATTTACAGATGGATCTGATAGCTATTTCAGCGCGAAGAAGATGGAAGAGTGTACTCTTAAAGACGAATACCCTCACACTTTAGTAAAAGGAACTCCTGGCAAAAAGTATATTGTAGGAATAGATCCCAACATGAGCGACAGCCCTAACGCAGACTATTTTGCGATTGCTGTCATGGAGTTAGACGAAGATACTGGCATAGGAATTCTTGTTCATACTTATGCAGGTCTTGGTAATTTGAATAATCATGTTAAATATTTTTCCTATATCATGACTCACTTTGAAGTGGTAATGATAACATGCGATAACGCTGGCGCAGATATTTTTATTGATACATGTAACCAATCAGAAGTATTTAAAGCTGCAAAAATAAATATAAAAACTCTAAATTTCAATTCAGAAGCTGAAGGCCAAGATCAAGAGCTGGAATTACGCAATGCCAAATCTCAATATAACTTATCTGAGAATAGAATAGCATTTAATCAAGTATTTACTTCTAACTTTATTAGAAAAGGAAACGAATATTTGCAGGCTTGCATTGATTATAAAAAGGTATTATTTGCTTCTAGGGTTTGCTCCAATGATAAATTTTTTGATAATGTAATTGGTACAGTTCTTCCTAAAGATTTGATATTTGTAGGAGATAAGGCCGACTGGACGAACTTAGATTTCATAGAAAATCAAGACGATTATATTTATCAAACAAAAAAACAATGCGCTCTAGTAGAATACACTACTACTTCTAGAGGAATGCAAAATTTTGATTTACCTCAACATTTAAAGAGAGGGTCTTCAGCAACAAGGGCAAGAAAGGACAATTATTCGGCATTTATGTTGGCCAATTGGGGCGTTAAATGTTATAATGATATAATGAAACAAACTGTAGAAAATAATACATTCACATTTACTCCAGTAATGTTTTAGTGTAACTTTATAGTAGCATGGCCAATTTGATCAGGAGAAAGCAAGTAGACCAGACAGAATTTTCTGGATTTATTGTAGAAGTGGGAGATGATAATTACTACCCGCTATCTAACAATCCGTCTGGATATCTTGACCAAGCGGCGCTAGATTCTGCCACAGGAACTTTAAGTTCTACTATAAATACGGTTTCTGGAAATTTAAATACAACAATTGTAAATTCTGGAAGTGCTGCGAATTCTTATTCTAACAGTATAAGTGGAGCCTTATCAGATCGCCTTTCTAGTACTGGAAATTATTTATCGACACAAACAAATTCTTTAAGCGGCTATGTTATTTCCGTAAGTGGAAATTTATATAATAATATTACTGGAGCTAGCGGAGTTGTAAGCGTAAAAGTTGATGTAGCTAGTGGTTATTTAAAATCTTATACAGATACAACGTCTGGCGCATTGTACAATCAAATTTTGGCTTCGTCAAGCTCAACAGATGTAAATAATATAGTCAGCGGAGATAACTTTAATTTTACCGGAAGAAAAAATTTTAAATCTCCAATAACAGCTCAGAAAATAACCCTCAGTGGAGTTAATGCTCCGACTTCTATTTCTATCATCGCTGCTTCTGGAGTTGTTTCTTTCGCTGGTGACACTGGCCCATTTATAAGTTTTTACGAAACTGGGGCCAACGAATCTTTATGGGCAGTTACTGATTCTGCTGGCTTACCAATGCTAGAATTATTCGATGACTATACTTTGGTTTTAGGTCATTCAAGTAGACCGTCGATAACTCTTAGCGGATTATCTGGCTATGTTTTACTGCCAAGTTTGCCCACGCAAGCGCAAACAGGTGGATTGCCTGTTGGTACAATTTTTAGAAGCGGAAACCATTTAATGATTTTATAACATGAGAAAACCAAAGATTAAAGACATCACGCCAATGATGACTGCTTATGCGGCTACAAATGAAAGTACGCCAATTCAGGCTAGAAGAAATTTGGCTGGCGACATCGAAAGGACAGATAGGTTTCATAATATTGACTATGGTCTAGTTCCATTCAAGTACTCTCATAATTTACAAAACAAAAGCGGCTTAAACATAAGAGACGCTGTAATTTTGTGCCAGAAAGCTTATTATAATTTCTCTTCTTTCAGGAATGTAATTGATTTAATGACAGAGTTTTCTTGCAGCAAAATTTATTTTACTGGCGGTAATCAAAAGGCAAGAGACTTTCTTGAGGCTTTATTTAAAAAAATAAATATCGATAATTTTGTAGATAAATTTTTCAGAGAGTACTATCGCTCTGGAAATGTTTTTATTTATAGATTCGATTACAAGGTAAATGAAGGCGATATTTCTAAAATAACTCAAGTTTTTGGATATCAATCTTTGGCGGCTAAAAGTTTAGATCTTCCGTCTAAGTACATGATATTAAATCCAGCAGATATACAATATGGTGGAAATATTTCATTTGTTGGAGGCAACTACTACAAAATTTTAACAGACTATGAACTACAAAGATTACGCAACCCAACGACTGACGAAGATAGAGAAGTCCTTAAGAGCTTAAGCGAAAAAAATAGATTAAATTTACAAAAGAAAGTCCTTTCTGGTGCTGGAGCCTACATTACAATTCCTTTGGATACAGAGCAAGTGTCTGCTGTATTTTACAAAA